ACTGGCTATAAGGATAGTCGGGCTATTACTGGACAAGAGGTGCTGAATTATCTTTTTGATTGGCTAAATTTTGAGGATAAGTCGCAAAGATTATTTTTTGATTGGTTGGTTGCAGGTGAATGCTACACTTACAAAGACGTTTGTATGAACGACGTTGAGTATGATATCGTGTCGCCTCTTGATATTGATTACGAAAAAGGACCAGACACAGAATTTATTGAAGATGCAGACTGGGTAGTAAGGCGTCAGATTATGAGCATCAATCAGGTTGTAGATCGCTTTTACGATGTCTTAACTCCAAAAGAAATTGATGGATTAGAAGCACCTAGTGCTAAATCCCGCGATGGCTATGGAGGCGCACAGAGTATGTTTATTAATAAACCTGAAGATGATGAATCCGATCGTATGGTTGAGGTTCTTCATGTCTGCTGGAAGTCTTTTAGCCGTGTAGGTATTTTAACCTTTACTGATGAGCTAGGGCAAGAGCAGGAAGTAGTTGTAGACGAAAGCTACAAGAAGGAAGAGGGGGAAGAAATTACTTATTACTGGGTTAATGAAGTCTGGGAAGGCTACCAGATTGACAAAGACATCTTTGTAACTGCTCGTCCTCACCCAGTGCAGCGTAATGAAATGAACAATATTTCTGTCTGTAAGCTGCCTTATAATGGGCGTGTATACAGTAACAGGCATAGCGATAACATCAGTGTAGTAAGTATGGGGCTACCATACCAAGTGCTCTATAATGTCTTCCATTATCGTTTAGAGTTGTCTATTGCTAAAAACAAAGACAAGATTATGCTTATGGAAATGAATACCATCCCAAAGCGGCACGGCTGGGATGAGGAAAAGTTTATGTACTACGCGGATGCAATGGGCTATGCTTTCATTGATTCAACTGCAGAGGGTAAGAATAACGAGCGGGTAAGTTTTAATCAGTACCAAGTATTGGACATGTCTTTAGGGCAGTACATCGCAGCTCAGTTCCAGTTGCTGCAAGCTATTAAAGCAGAGTGGGAAGAGATGATTGGAGTAAGCCGGCAACGTAAGGGACAAGTCAAAACGTCTGACGGAGTTGGTGTTACAGAACGCGCAATTTTCCAGTCGTCTGTAATTTCTGAAGAGCTTTTCCGCCGCTTCGAAAACTTTATTGAGCGCGAATACCTGGGACTTTTAGATACTAGTAAAATTGCATGGCGCGAAGGGAAGAAAATGACGTATGTAACCAGTGATTTACGTACTGCGCTATTAGCTATAGATCCAGACGAGTATCAAGAAGCAGAATACGGCGTATTCGTTAAGAACAACAGCCGTGAGCAAGACAAACTGCAACAACTCAAAGGTTTAGCTCAAGCGATGGCGCAAAATGGGCAGCAGCCTGGCACAATTGCAGAAATCTTAGACAGTAATAACTTTAGTAAGATTAAAGGGTTACTCGCTGAGGTTGATGAGAAGCAGAAAGAGTTGCAACAACAAACTCAAAAGGCGCAACAGGAACAGGTTCAAGCTCAATTGCAGTCGCAGCAACAACTTGCGCAGAACAAACAGAACTTCGAAGCCGGAGAGAAAGAGAAAGATCGCATCTTACAACTAGAGTTGAAAAAGATGGATTTGGCAACAAAACTAACCTCAGATGCCGACGGGAATGGGCGTAAAGACGAAATTGATCGAGCAAGACTAGATGTTGAAAAACAAAAAGTAGAGTTGCAAAGGCAAAAAGGTTCATAGTAATAAAACAAACACAGTGACGGTAAATTCCGTCATATAATTCGGTATATTAAATACTTTTGTAGAAATGGTAGAAGAAAAATCATTAGACCTAAGTCAAGTCAGCGTGGCAAACCTCCTGAATGACAATTCGCCTTCTAGTATCCCAGAGCCGGAATCAGAAGAAGTTGAACAAGTAGAAGAAGTACAAAGCGAAGAAGTGGAAGAAACGCCACAAGCTGAAGTAGATGAGCCAGAGGATATTCCTGTAGCGGCTACTGATGCGGAGGAACCTTCCGAACTTACCGAAAGCACAGAAGCCGAAGAGTCTGAAGATCCGGGTGTAATTGACACCTTACGTCAGAAAATGGGCTATGAAGTTGCAGGAGAATTCAGCGAAGACTATGATGGCGTAGCAGAATTTACGCAATCAGTTGCTAATGAAATTGCTAAAGAACAGTTAGATACTGTTTTTTCTCAGTTTCCAGATGTTGAAGAGTATTTGCAGTTTCGCTATAATGGAGGAGACCCAAAGAAGTACTTCCAAGCAACAAGTCCTACTGTAGATTATGCGGCGATTGAGTTGAGCGATGAAGATGTCAGCATGCAACGCATGGTAGTACAAGAGTTTCTAACTCGTCAAGGATACCAACCTGATGAAGTGTCTGACACTATTCAGGAATACGTTGAAGCTGGGATTCTAATGAGTCAAGCAAATCGTGGGCTAGGACGTCTAAAAGTTGCCCAAGAAAAAGAAGCTAAGCAATTAGTTCAGCAACAACGAGAACAAGCTGAAAATCAACAGCAACAAGTTCAACAGCAGTGGGGAGCAATCCAAAGCACAATCGAACAGGGAAATGTTCGAGGCTTTCTCATCCCTAATGCCGACCGTAAGAAGTTTTTCGGTTGGATGAGCGATGCAGTTGATAAGGAAGGGCGTACCCAGCGTCTAGTTGATAGAGAGCAAATGGACTTGGAGACCCAAGTCGCTATGGAGTACTTGTTGTGGAAGAAATTCGACCTAAACAAGCTCGTTAGTAATACTAAGAATACTAAGAAAGCACAGAACCTTAAGCAAAAGTTGCAGCAGAAAAAACCCGCTAACCAGCGGATGAAGGGCGGTCAAGCGTCCTACAAAGCGCCAAAGAAATTACCTTCATTGAAAGATCTTTTGTAACCCTTAATAATTAGTTTAAATCATGTCTGCTGACAACATTAAAAAGCTTCGTTTATACGAAGACACGTTCAACAGTTCCTCGATGACTGATGAGAATAGCCTTGCTGCTGCTCTCCTCACTCAACCCGACGTGCTGTCTCCTGTAATTACTCATCTCTCCGGCCAGGAAGACAAGCGATTCCCGCTTTCTTACTTGACTGAGGGCATGGGCGCAACTAAGTACATCAACGATATTGAGTACGATTACCCAGTGATGGGCCGTATGAACAAAGCGTTGGAATGCTTGGATCAAACTGGTACTGGTGCTAACCACACGCGTATTAAGTTAGTGTTTAACGAGCGATGGTTCGTTCGCCAATACATCCTCGAGGCTCCAGATGGAACTCAAGTACGTGTAATGGACGATCCTATTCCTGTAGCTAATGGCTATGAGTATAGCGTTCAACTCGTTGCATCTGACGGTGCGGGTGTAGATGCTGCTGCTTTTGAAAACAAGATGTTTGTTCAATTGTACGCTCCGGCTGCAATGAGCGGATCTCGTGGAAACGAAAGCCACTGGGTTGCTCCATCTAAAATGCGTAATCAAATCAGCTTGATTCGTAAGTCTTACGCATACGAAGGCAACATGCCTGACCGTGTAGTGAACTTCGAATTCAATGTTGGTGGACGCTCTACTAACCTTTGGTATGACTTTGAGGAGTACCAGCACATGTTGCGTTGGAAGGAAGAGACTGAATATGCATTGTGGTACAGCCAGTACAACCGTGACGCTAACGGACTCATCCACATGAAGGATGATAACGGTAAGCCGATCTCTCTTGGTTCTGGTGTATTCGAGCAGATTCCTAACGTGGATACCTACTCTGAGTTGACTACTGCTAAGATTAAGTCTGTTGTACGTGATGCTTTGTATGGAGCAACTGATGCACAGCAGATGAACATCGTATTGTTCACTGGTATTGGTGGAATGGAAGAGTTTGATAATGCTATGAAGTCTGAGATTACTGCAGGCTCTTACATTAAGAACACTGACCCAGCTAGCTTTATCAGCGGTTCTGGTAGCAACTTGCAGTTGGGTGGATACTTCACTTCATACCAGCACATTGATGGGCACACAATCACTGTTCGCCACTTGCCTCTGTTTGACCACGGAGCACGTGCTATGAATAGCGATCGTCACCCAGTGACTGGTCTTCCTTTGGAATCTTACCGCATGTGTTTCCTCGATATGAGCACATATGATGGTGAGGCTAATGTTCAGTACATTTCTCGTAAGGGACGTGAGTTGATGCGTTGGGCTGTTGCAGGTGCTTCTGTGCCTCCAGGGTTCGGCGGAAACGCTCTCCGTGCTACTGACGTTGACGGTTCTTCTGTACACTTCATGAAGGAGTGTGGCATTGCGATCCGTCGTGCTACGAATTGCTTGCTCTTGGACTGCACCAAGTCGTAAGTGGTATTTTGGTTGGGATTGGGGGAGGTGTTCTGCCTCCCCCTTTTCTTTTTTAATTAGAAACTCAATAGATAAAATAGATATGTCTTCACACCTCATCACCATCAACCGTCGACCTAACTCGACAAACCTGCCCAATGAAATTTATACCGAGTCCAAGCGTAAGATTGGCTCAGTATTTACCAGCGGCGGAGATATTATTAGAGGATTGACTTTTGCTGAGCAGAAGCAGTACCTCCCTGAAATTTTAGGCCTTAGTCCAGCAGATCCAGAATTTAGCCGTAAGTGCCGAGAGTACTACCTGAATCTTACGGTAGATATTCCTATGGCGGGACTAGACCTTGAAGTTGG